AGGAGACGAGATTCTTTTTTCATCATCTCCTTATATTCTTGTGGGAACTTATCGTATTCTTCTTGTGTCATAATTAAACTACTAATGAAATGAATTCGCCAAGGATCTTTTTATTTAGTTTCTTGACTTTAAGAGATTTAACAAATGCTCTTTTAATTTGTGCTTTAGTTGCATCATGATCAACATCAAACTCAGCATCGTCTGCAAGAGCTGATGATGACATTGCAAAGTATGCATCATATCCAGAGTTCTTAATTACAAAACTCTTTGTTCTTCTCCACTCCTTTTCAATAGGAGTAAATGCCTTATCATACTCTGAATGATACATACGTGCAAATCTCATACCATCTTTCTTCTGAAGAACACGAATACCAATAAAGTTCACTGATGGAAAATTATCTTTTAAATTGGTAAGAAGTGCATCAGTAAAATGATGATAACCATATCCAAATCTATAAGTAGTTCCAAGTTTACGATCTCTTATAGTAGTAAGTTCTGGATTAACATTACGAGAACCCAAATAAGGTTCTGGTTCCCAATGACGATCTACTTCTTTATGATAAGTAAGTGGATGAGATTCACCATCAGTCAGTATAATGCATTGGGTTTTTTCTACACCATTTTCTTTTTGAAATTTTGGAAGAATTTGATGTAGTGCAACTAAAGATTCATTTAAAGGAGTACCTGAGAGACATAATCTAGGTGGGTATTGATATGCACAACCATATCTATCACCAAAAGAATGAGAAATTCTCCAAATATTTTTCATCTGATGTTCTAGATCTTTAGCATTAGTTTTACTGGTAAAGATATTCATTAATGTAAATTCAGGTTCCACACGTAACAATCCTTCTCTTTCCTTATAATGAGATTCTTTTTGACCAAGAGGATCTCGACCTATCCATTCATTAGTAAAAGCATATACCTCAAAAGGAATCTGAACTTTCTTACAAAACCAAATTAAATTGTAAAGTTGCTTAAGAGTATCCTCAAGAACATAATTCATAGAACCAGACCAGTCCAATACAAATACTAGACCATGATTCTTACCATCAGGAAGAACTGTTACCTTCTTAAAAAGGTCTTCACTGAATCTATATGTCTGAAGCTTCGTTGTATCGAGAACCCCAGTGCGACTTGTAGCAGCACGAGCATACGCACTAGCTGATTTCCTAGACTCAAATTCTTTGACAAGGTAACTGACTTCTTTTCTTGCATTTCTTTTAAACTCCGTAAACGATTGATCAGGTAACTGAAATGGATTAGTAATTGGATCCTCACATGGATGATAGTGATAGACTCCACCATTGTCTTGAAATCTTTTAGATTGAATTGCAAAATCTTCATCAATATACTGATGAACTTCTGAATTAGTTGCAATTACAGTATCCAAATTAAGTTTAGGAACTTCAACATATACATTCTCAATATCATAATGTTTATGAGAAGCAGCTAAATCCTGAATTTTACCATCAAAAATTTCAGCTGTTTGAACTTCTGGTTCACTAGTATCACCTGCTTTAGAAGTTTCTTCAGCAGTTCCACCATAACCCTTCTCCATCGCCTTCTCAACTTCTTCATCAGTCATTTCATGACCAGATTCATCAAGGTCTTCTTCATACTCAGTAGTATCTTGACCTATATTTGGTCTTTCTGATTCAGATTCCTCACCTTCACCTTTATTATCTTCTATCTGTTTCTTACAATATTCATAAAGAGCAAGTGCTGCTTTCTTTGCATCCTCAAAAGTTTCAGACTTTCCAATCATATCGATAATCTCTTTTTCAGAAGTTGAAAAAGATAGATCAATGAACGAACCAATCTTGAAATGTAAATTAGCCCGATCAGCAAGATTAAAAGTATCAATATCTTCATCTTCTAAATCAAAGAAATCGTTATCGTTCAATTCATTATATGCTCTATAAAAGGTTTTGGCAATACCCATATACTTACGCTTCATCAACTTCTCAATTCTTGCATCCTCAACAACATTCATAAATTGATGAGGGATATTCTTTGGAGGATCCTCATTAGGAGTAAAGAGTGCATGACCAACCTCATGACCAACCAACATATCATATACAGTATTACTTGCTTTCTCCCACAACGGTAAAATCAATACACGAGTGTCTACATTGAATTGTGCTGTTTCAACTTGCTTATGCTCTACTATAAGATCTTCTGTAGCAAGCAGTTTTGCTAGTTGGGACTTGATTTCGTACTTAACTGCCATCTGTTGTATTCGTTATATGGCTATATTACATGAAAAAACCCCCTTCTGGGGGTTCTGTAGACGCTTTATCAACTGTCTACGTCTTTCTCTTGCACTTCTCAGTGCCTGTGGCTTTAAGGTACGCTTAGGTTCCTTCTTCGAATGGTGTTGCCAATTCGGGATAGAAGATTTCAATGTCCTTCCTATAAAGAGACTTAATGTTATTTACCAGTTTAGCACTCTTCTTCAATTTTTTGGTCTCGTCAGTGGTCAGCCTGGGATATGGCACATCTGATTTTGTATGAAACCCCTCAACACCAAGTATATCACCAACCCATTCACAGAAGTCATCACCAAACCCATCTTCAAATTTCCAAAGGTGAGTATCACTAGTAATAAAGTCTATCTGTGGTCTAAACCAATTTCTACCAGCGTCCTGAAAAGGAAAATTCTCAAGCATAGAATAGAATAAATTTTCATCTTCCATTGCATCTTGTATATCATCTCCATACATTCTCTTTAAGAATATGGAACAAGAAATAAATCTGTCAACTGGATTTCTAACTACAGAGATATGAGGAATACCTGCAACATCCAAATATTGTTCATAGAGATCTCTATGTAAATGTTGAACTTCTACACCCTCAATATTAGGAGTAGTATTATTTTCCATCTGGAATCCATTCAACATAAAATTCCAATCCAAATATCTTCCTGCAGTTCTTGGGATATGAATATGGAAGAATCTTTTTGCTGGACGTGAAAGATCTGGTTTTTGTTCTTTATATGTCGGCATTTACTGTATCAAGTATGTTTATTCTGGGAGACCATCCAGTACTTAACATAATGGATATGTCGGCAACATTATCTTCTGCCTCACCTGGAGTATCTATTTTTAATGGAAGGTTAGGTTGACCAAATGCTTCTGCCAATCTTTTAACTGGAATAGATTCTCCATATCCAACTGGAACAGGGCCATTTATATCTGTCTTAGCAGCAAGATATCTGATTGCTCTACACACATCTTTAACATGAATCCAGTCTCTTCTATGGTTAGTTACATAAGGTGCAGTCCTATCTTTCAACATTCCATACATCATATTGTCCCTACTCTCAGGTCCATAAACTGTCGTGAAACGCATCCCTACGCTGTTAGGAGGTGCCATTTGCTCATTAATCCATTTGGACATAGCATAAGGATTCTCCCAATAGGAATCCCCTACAGCACTGGATGAAGCATATAAAAGACGAGTATTAGTCTTAGCACACCAGTCAAATATGGGTTTTGCCTTTGCTACATTATTCTCATAATATGCTTCTGGTTTCTCCATACTCTCACGTATATCAGCCCATGCAGCAAGATGAATAACCAATTGATAATCATCAGGTTCAAAATTTACTATATCATCAGGTGCATCAATACCCTTCACCAGATACCCGTGGGTCCGTCTCCAATCAGCGAAAACATAACGTCCGATAAAACCTCTATGTCCTGTTACTAATACCTTGTCGTTCATGTTACCACCCAATCAATAACTTTTCGGATTGATTCATTATACAACCATACCTCAGTTAGCATGTCTGCATTAATGTCATGGGATTCCATTTGATGAATTAATGAATTCAAATCTTTAGGAAAACAAGTTCCACCAAATCCCCTATCATTATCTATACCAGGAACCTGAGTATGAGATTCACCTATCCTAGGATCTGTGGTTATTCCCTTACGGACATTCTTATAGTCCATACCCAACTTCTCACATACATCATATACCTTATTAAAGTATGCTACCTTATATGCAAGGAAGGTATTGGAGAAATATTTAATTGCTTCACTCTCATCAGAAGTTGTCTGAATAATGTTAAGGTCATCTTGTCCCCAATAAACATAACCCCAATAAAGTTGAGCAACCCTTGAAGTAAGATTAGGATCTCCACCTATAACAGTTCTATCTGCATTTGCAAGATCTTTTATTGCATTTCTTGCAGTTAAGAACTCTGGGTTATGAACTATCCATAGTAGAGGATACTTTTCTACCAACTTCTTTGTTGTCCCAATAGGAACAGTAGATTTGATAATAAAGGTACGCTCCTCCAAAATTTCTAAATCCTTATTAGAAATATCTTCAAACAACTTATCTAATATTGATAGGTCACAACTTCCATCAGCCTTCATAGGAGTTGGGACACATACAAAAATATACTCCTGCTGCAATACTTCCTCAAAAGTATTCAGAGATCTATTCTTATCCACATCATAGATTTTTGTTTCTACTTTATCTCTAACGTTCTGGTAAACAGCATTGCCAACGAATCCGTTACCAATAATTCCTACAGTTGCTTTCTTGTTATCCATCATGATGCCACCCTACTGAATCCTTTGACCTTCTCAAATCTTAGCACACTTTGGAACCTATCGTCCATACCTGCTTTGTGAGAGATCACAAATATATTAGCATCCTCAATTACATATCGGATGATTTTTAAAAATTCTTCTGTCCCTTGTCCATCTAGTGAACTATCAAATACTTCATCCAATACCATTAAGTTGGTCGAGACTGAATTCTTGAACTTAGCCACTTCTCTCCATGTGAAAAGAAGTGCTAGGTCGATTCTTTGTTTTTCACCTTCACTAAACGATGCATAAGAAAAGTCCTCATGTATTGGGGACTGGACGGTTTCGTTAAACTCCTCATCAAGAGTAAAGTTTATGTAGAAGTCCATCATCTGTAGATAACGGTTTACTTGCTGATTGATCAGCGGTAGATACTTCTTAATGATTTTA